TGTATTAGCTCCGCATTGTTAGCCGCTAAACTGCCGACGCTTCTTCGCGACTGGAAGTGTGGCATAAACGCCCCTAGCAGGTCTCGCATAAGGCTCATGAGTTATCCAATCTGATAATTAATCAGGAACGCACCGCCTATCGGTCCGGGTCGCTGAATGTTGAAAATAATCTGGTCTGTTCCGGCTTCTGCGCTGATGTCAAAATCCAAAAGCTCATCAGCGTCCCAGTCCGCGTTAGCCGCCAAAGAGCATATGATGCGGTTAGTAGGTGTAACGCCCAAAGCTGTAGCGGCTACAACGGCTTCACGGAATTTAGCCGGTACTACACTGACGGCCACGTTTTGAAGACCTCCACCTACTCCGCCTGAGGGGGTCTGCCACGCTGTAGCGTAGTTGGTCGCAGACGTTTTAGCCAACACCTGACCAGCAGACCCGCCCGGAGGTACGGCTCTCTGGAACAAAGCTCTTACATCAAGAGCTATCTCTTGTGCAAAACTTTGAAGACGTGCTGCTAAAGTCGCCATGCTGTATTAGGCGTCGCGGGCTGTGGTGTACACCGTCACCAAGTTCTGGTCAGTGTCGCCAACGGCTGTAATCAGGGACGTCAACGCTGCTGCATCGGCTGCTGCGATGTTGGAGCGGGCTTGCGCTCGCTGTGTGGCGTCCAAGGCTTGCGCAGCGTCGTAGCGTACGCGGTTGCCTACAGCCGTCGCCAGCGCGGCCGCTGTACCTTGGTCGGCTGTGAGCGCAGCGGCTAATTCACCGAATGTGTCCAGTGCGGCCGAAGCGCCGTTGTTCAGCTCTGAGCGTAAAGAGTTGATGCTGGCAAGAATGTAGTCGCCGATTTTGTCAGCCGACCAAGTCTTGTCCATAACGCCGTCACCCGCTGTGTCCAGGATAACCCCAGTGCCAGCCTGAGCCAGCGCCATAACCTCGTTAATGGCTGCTACTAGGTTGCTTTTAGCCGTTGTGGTGAGGGATGTTAAATCCCCTCGCTGTAAGCGCAGCGCCTGTATATCGTCGCCCACCAGAGTGGCTAGAGCGGCTAATCGTTGTTCAAGTGTCATGCTAAGTCCTTCAGTTTCTTGCCAGAATGTAAGCTGCGACTGGGTCGCCTGTGAAATTGTCTATACCCTCGCCGGGTTCACCTTTGTCTCCAGGCTTCCCGGCCACACCTTGTCCAGCGCCTACGATTGTAACTGTGGACGCTGGGGGTGTGACTTGAGTGCTGACGCTCATGGGTGCAGGGGTAATGATAGATACGGTATCAGACACGGGTCACCTCACGGAATACCGTCACGTCACCGTAGTACAGCGGGGTTGAGCGGCCTGTGGAATCTTCTAAATCGCAGTCCCACACGTATTTAGACGCTGGGTCTTTAAGAGTGTCGCCCGCTGTTATCGCGCCTGTAACGGTCTTTGAAGCCCCTAGGTTGAATTCTCCAATGGGAGTAACCGATACGGTCACTGGGGTGTCCAGGGCGCATACAATCGCTGTGTCTGACGCTTTCTTGCGAATGTGGGCGCGAACAATGCAGCCCGTCAAATCCAAAAGTGTTCCGTCTGGGTTTGTCAGTGTGAATTTGTGAGGTCCAAACGTAGAGCCTTGCTTTATAAGCAAGTCCAATTTGACTCCTATACTACCTAGCGTGGACATTATTTGCTCCTCGCTAAAAAGTCACCTATTAACCCCAAAACAGACTGCTCGTCTTCTCCGTCTAGCCCAATAAACGGGCGGGCTGGAATAGTAACTTCTCGCTTCTTAGCCCATCCTCCGCCCGGTATACGGAACGTCAAATAGTCGGAGCCTGAAGCTTTGATAGTGGCTCCGAAGTGCAGTGTAGGGGCGTAAGGCACGTTCGTGCCGTAGGCTACGCCATCAGCTAGAACTTCGTGGGTAAGGGATGCTAACAGCGCCCCAGTATCCCGCAACGTGTCGCCGCCCTGCTTCAAAGCTCGTAAGCTAGGTTGCCAAGCTGTTCCATCGGGAGCTATTTGGTCGCTAAAGCGTAGTCTAGCGTTCTCAACTAAGTTGATGCCGATTTCGTTGAACAGCTGAGCTTTGTCGGACGAATCTAGCGCTAAGCGTCCCAGAGCCGCGCTGACTAGCGTGTCTTTACCAACTGATATTTGTACGGCTAAGCTCATGCCCAACGCCCTCCACCGTACGAACGCTCTAAACCCACCATTTTCCCCAGTGCGGCGTCGCTAAAAACTCCGCCGTCGTAGTGTGCGGCCACTGGGTCAACTGGGGTGTTCTGCAGGGTTTGCTCAGGTGTGAGTAGAGGTAAGAAAGTGAGAAGCACTTTCCCGGCTGCTAAATGTTCTAACCACTTTACAGAGCGCTCGTAACGGTACTTGACTTCCTCAGTGGGGCGGTCTTTGTACAGGCGGAAACGGGCTATGTCACACGCTGCGCGAGCCAGCGGGGCTGGAACGCTCGGTAAAGGAGTCTGGTAGCGAACAGCCACATAGCTGTCCACTTCCTCGGAGGCGTCTTCCAACGCTCTGGCTGTAACGGCCTCGTCACCCGCACCTACATTGTCCGCGTCTTCTAAAGAAGCTATCTCAGCTTCTCCGTAACGCAGAGTCATGTCAGTGCGGGTAGCGTATGCCATAGTCAGCTCTTAAGCGGCCACGAGTTCAACAATCGTCGCAGGGCGGGTCACCAACGGAAGCTGGTTAGCCTGAACATGCAAATCAACGCCACGGTTGAAGTCTTTGTTCTGCTGACGTGCGTAGTACGGAAGCGCCAAAGTGTTGACAGTTTCTACGAAGTCCGCTGGGGCTCCGAAGTTACTGAACGTTTCGAACGTGCCGACTGGGAAAGCGTGGCCTTCGCCAGCGTCGATGAAACGCTTGCCATCCACGTTTGCACGGTACTCTTCGAACGTCAAGCCGCCAAAACTGAAGCCTTTGCGCATGTCGCCACCAATGCGTTGAGACGCTTCGGAGTAGTTGGCAAAGGCTTTCTGTACAGACGCGTGTGCAACCAAATCGTCGAAGAACTCAGGGCTGACCAACGCACCAGCGCGGGTCATTGTTTCGCCCATCAAGTTGTCTTCCATGTGGCGAACCACTTCCATGCAAGCCCCGCGAACGTCAAAGGCTGGGTCGCTGAAGTCGAACGAGACAGTCTTCTTGGTTACACCGAACTCAGTGAAGTAGTCGTACAGCACAGACGAACCGTCAGCATCAAGTACAACGCCTTTCAAAGCGCCCATCTTTCGCCATTCCATAGTCTGGTCGAGTTTGTTGCGCATGGTTTGCAGCTTGTCGTTGACGCGGCCGCTGACAGTTTCAGCCACGTTCTCAGTGCCGAAAGCTCGGATACCAATAACTTCGCTTGCCAGCACGGTGTCTTCTAAAGGCATGTGGGGTACAACGAACGAACGAGTCGTGCGTTTACCGGTCTTGCTCTTAGGCGCTGGACCGCCCCAAGGGGTGGATTGCACCAAAGTGAGAACGCCGTTCTTCATCTCAACGATGACTGAAGGGTTCGTTTGTGGGCGGAAGGTGAACAAGCCTAGCTCGTTTACGCGGCCGTACATGTTAGGGAGGACGTTGATAGCTTGTGACAATTGAGCCAAGCTGTAACCATCCTTGAACGGGTCTACCATCATGGTGATGTTTCCTTATCTTTTAGAGTTTGTTAATGGATGGAGAAGCTTACGCCTCGCCCGACACAGGGATGAGACCCAAAGCCTTCAAATCAGCTAGAGCAGCGTCTTTGTCAACTTGCACCAAGCCCGCAGCCCACACCAGACCCGAAGGTGCAATGCGAGCATGACGTGCGACCATAGCGGCCTTCACGGGCAAGGTTGTAGTGGTTACGTCTTCGGTCAAGATGCCAACAGCTTGAGCGCCGTCTGGACCGACGTTGTCGTAAACCACGCCTTGCGTACCCGCTGCGTTCAAGCCTAAGACTTGACCGTTTTTGAACACGGTATTTGGAGCGAGGGTGATGATATCGCGGCTGTAGCGGCCGTGTCCATCGTCTTCTGATAAAAGCCAGTCACTGATACGACCCGGCTCATTCTTCACGGTAGGCATAATTGCTTCCTTTAAAGTGAGTTAACGTTGATGTACAGCCGGGGGTCAGCTTGTACGTTTGCTGAAAGCCGTTGCACGGTTCTGTGCATTGGCCAACAGAGGGTTGACGTCGCCTGCAGGAGCGGGCTTCAAAGCCTGACCGTCTGTAGCAACGTGGCTGAACAAACCTGTAGGTAAAGCTGGAGCGGCTGTCGTGGCCGGGGCTTTAGTGGCTTGCTCGCGCATGATGGATGCAGTAGCCGCGAAGGCTTCGGCTGGCATTTCGCAGAATTGCTTGAACGCTGGGTCTTCTTTACCGGCCTCTGGGGCTGGCCGACCAATGTCCGAAAACAACTGCGTTACGGCCGCTGTACGTGCGTCTGAGCTGAATTTGGTGAGTTCTGCGGACAGAGTGTCCACTTTAGATGTGAGGCTGGTGTTGCTTGCTTGGAGCGAAGTTTTTTCGGCTTCCAATTCAGCAACCCGCGCCAGTGCAGCTTGTAAATCCATTGAGGATTCTCCTATAGGGTTGTGTGAAGAGTCACCGCCTCGCGACATAGCAGCGGCGGAAGTATTCGAATCCCAGCCGGTAGCTGTGAAGCTAACTTCTGCGATTTTCGAATTGCGGAACACCGTAATTGGACCAGCAAAGCTGCGACCGTTTACGGATACTGTAGAGCCGGACATGACTTCTTCTACGCTGCCCGGTTCAATGTGTACACTCATTTGCCAAGGAAAGCCCTCGTCGGACTCAGCTGCTACAGCTGCTCCGTGCGTATTGCTCAGTAGATTTCCCTTGACTGTTAACCCAGCGTTCTCGCTAATGTCGTGCTCTAGCACGTAGCCGCATCGGGCTCCACGGTCGTGGTCAATAAGAGCTGGGAGTTTGCTAGGTACGGACATAGAGTGGAGGTCAAACACCACGTCGCCCCAGTACCAATGTTTCTTGATTACTTCGCCCGAATAGGCCACGCCACTGAATTGACGGCGGGTCTTAGCGTCAGCTCCGGCCGACATGCCGAAATGAGCAGCCGACTGCATCGAGAACTGGCTGTTCTCTGAGTTGAGTTTGCGGGTTACATTCGGCATTCCGTTCCTTGAATCTGTTAACCGGGTATCCCCGGCGATAGTATTCAGGGCTTATGCCGTAATCCGTGTGGAAAGTAAATCCTTTACCTATTTATTGACCGCATTTAGCCGCTCTTGCCGTGCAACCCAGTACGTGAACGCGCTCGGGCTAAGCTCCACGCCCTCCATAGCGTCGTAAAAATCACGGTTGAAGCGGTTATCAGCCTTGGAAACAAACCCCAGCGCCTCCAAAACGACCAGAAACGTGTCAAAACCGTCCTTCTGAGCGTATTTTGAGCTAACCACCCTGAACCCTGTACCCGGTGCAAATAACACCTCGTTTTCGTCCGAAAACTTGCTCATAGGGGACACATCAACTCCGAACCCAGAGTCCTTGATGGTATAGCGTACCCGCACAGGCTTGCGGCCTTCGAACGCGGCTGCATCGTCCTTGCTGGTGGAGGTGCTGGTGAACCCTCTGGCTTGAATCACGCTGCCCTCTGTGTGTATGCGTTCAAACTCTTCGCGGGTTGTGTTGCTGAGCGCCGTGTTCCTGTAGAGCGTAGTTATGCGATTAGGTGAGTGCTCACGCGCTCGATTCATTAAGTCCTGTAGCTGCCCCAGCATCTCTTGCACCACTAAGTCCCCTGCATCTGCTGCACGAAGAATGCTCTGTATGTTGCTGAAGCTATCCGTAGTATATGCGTACAGGAACTTCAATTCCGCTGGCGATAGAGCCTTCAGCAGCTCGGGGTGGGAAGCAGCCAATTCCCTGACCCTGACGCGGTACTTAGCCGCGTCGCTCTCTTTAGAAAGCTCTGTCATAGCGTCTATGTTCCTAGCCGCTTCGGCTCTGGCCTCAATCAGCGCCTTGGCCTTGGCTATATCCGCGCTGCTCTTGACAGTTATGTCTTCCAGCTTAGCTGTCTTCGTCTCCAAAGCCTTCTTAACTGAGCTATCGTAGTCTGTGCCGGGGTTGTAATCCCAGCCGCTGTCGGGCTTAGCCGTGTCAACCGGAGCGTTCTCGGTTATTCCTCGCCTCTCGGCTTGCTTAGGGGTAAGGCTGATGACCGTGCATCTGCACCTGTAGCCGTTGGGTGGGTAGTGAACGTTCCACCACGGGTCGTCGCGGTGCAACACTACGTTATCCATGGCTGCGTGGGCGGGGCGTGTACGGCTGTCGTTGATAGCGTCGTACATAAGGTATGGCCGCGACTTGCTAACGACTTTCTGCTGTAACCAGCGGCCGCGATTGTAGGCCGCTTGCATGTTGGTGCGAAAGATGTTGTCTAGCCTGTGAGCTGGGAGGTCTACAGCCAGCTCACCAGCTTTTACTGACTTCTGAAAGTCTTTGAACGTCTTGCCCTCGCGTATGGCCTTAGCAACCTCGTCGATAACGAACTTGATTTGATCTAGACTAGCAAGCCCAGCTATGGACACAGCTTGAGCCTTCTGCACCCCAGCTAGCTTGCCATAGTACTCGTCAGGGAGCACGACGCTCCGACTTTCTGCGTAAGCTAGAGCCTCTAGGAAAGTGAGTTTGTTCATTTACGTTTATCTTTCTGTACGAACCACCGGGCTTCGTATCCGCAAGCTACCTTGAAGTTACGAACGCCCTCGCAGTCGGTTATTCTCGGTACTCTGCCCTCAGCGCCCTCCAGTAAACCAGACAACTGAGGGGCTTGACACACAGGAGGATGAAACTCTATTACCCAGTCGCACTCCCTGCAGTCCGCTCGCTGCGCTTTAGCCATGCTTACACCTTACCATCAGCGTGTACGTAACCCAGCACGTCAGCGGTGAACAACGCTTGGTCTAGTGTGCGTTCGAACTGCTCTGTGCTGACCGTGCCATTCATCAAAGCGAACAACCGGGACTCTAAGTCCTCTGGGTCTGAGGCCGCTAGTACAGCAGCTCGCACTAAGGCTGGGTCTAGCGGTAAGCCCGCGTCTGCCAGCGCTGCATCGGCTTCGTCCTCTATGACCTGCTGCTGTTTAGTGAAGCGAGTGCCTGCACCGTGTTTTGTAAAAAGACGAGGAAGACCCTCAGCACCATCAGCCCCGGCCTTCAGGTTTGTAGCAGGTTTGGCAGCGTCGGGCTTGCGGCCTTCACGCTTACCGCTCGCACCACCCTTGGGGTCGGCAGGAGGTTCGCCAAGACCGGGAGCTTCGCTGCTGAGAGTGAATTCTTCCTCGCGTAAATCGTAGTTATCTTTGAAGTACTCCTCCGTGAAGCGTACGCCCACGGCGTGGAGGTCTTTGTCTCGCGTAGCTCGGTCAGCTTCTAACCCGGTTTCGTCGGCAAATACGACCTCGTGCTTATCGAAGCCGTTGAGCTGGCACAGAGCATCTACGACTTTCTGCATCGTAGGTAATACCAGCTGTATGTCGCTGTTACGCTTGTCTTCACGTACTGTGTTGTGAACTTGACCCAGCGCTCGGTTGCCTGAGCCGTTGTCCGTACCACTGGTGAGCGTCTGGCCTAGCACCACCTTCTGAATACGGCGTATAGCGGCGGATTCGAACGCTTCGAACGCTTGACCCGCTGTTCCGGCCGCTACACCCACGGCCTCCACGCTGTCGTCCTTATCCACCCCCATGACGGCCTGACTGTGAGCCATGAGCAAAGCCTGCACCATCTTCTTAGGGTCGCTGCTCTTACCTACCATGAGTGGAGTGCCAAAGCGCTCTAGGAACTTAGCCCAGAATTTCCAGCCGTTGGTGCGGAAGTACCAAGGCCAATACAGACGGCTTAGCAGCGCCTCACCGTAGGGGTGTTGGTACGTGGCCTCGCAACGTGTCAGGAAGAATTTGAGCTGCTGGTCTACGGCCACGCCTGTAGAGCCACCTTGACCATCGTCGGAACGAAACATCAGAGCTCCGTCGGGGCGAGGTTCGAACCATTCAAACGGCTTGTCACCCAGATACTTCAACCCTACCTTACCGTCTTCACGTTTGTAGTACACGGCCTCTAGTACGCTGTAGCCGTACAGCCTGGAGCGCCATGCCCCGCTGAGAGCGTCGCGCAGTACGGGGTTGAGCAACTGAGTTGTGATGTAGTCAGAGTCTTTACCCTCTAAACGGAACGGTGTAGTCAGCAGTGCATCCAACCGAGTGCCAGCGGCCTGAGCTATCTCGTCATCGTACATCAGAGTACGAAGCTTCTCGCGCCCTACACCGGCCTGTCTCAGTACTTCGTCCAGGTCCGGCATACGCGTTAGCATGGTGACCAGCTGTGACGTCGCAACGTCGTCGTATAGATTGCCCGTTACTGCCCCGCCTGTTTTGCTCTCTACCGAAGAGTCCGCCTTAGCGAACAAGTTGGATACATAGTCCTTAATTCCCATAGCTCTGTGCTCCTGTATTGTCTAAAATGCTCTGCCCCCGCCCGTGGCTGGCTCAGCGCTAGGGCGTTGGAAGTTTTCTCGCGTTGTGAACCAGTTCACTCCCTGTGTCCATGCATCAACGTCATCGTCGTTCGTAACTCCAGGGAACTTGGCGAACAAATCCGTAAAATCGTTGACCCATTCGAACCCCGACATAGTGGGGCTGGGTAGGTAGAAGTTCCCGGCCTCGTGCTGGGGCTGTACGGCGTTGGCTCGTGCAACCTTACCGCCTTGGGGGCTGATAGCTGTGAGTCCCGGTACGTCGTTCTCTAGGGCGTCCAGTACGGCCGGTCCATTGGCCTTGTCCTCTATCAGCACGGCTATCGTCTTGTAGGTAAACGGGGCGCGAGCATGTTCGTTCTCTACGCGGGTCTTGCTAGCGCTGAAACTCAGCCTCTCGCATACTCGGCCTAGCAGATATTTGTTCGCGCCCTTGCGGCCTATGCAGTGCCCCGCTACGAAGTCGCTACCCATACCATCCTTGAACGCCATATCCCAAGACCAGATGATTTCTTCCATGTCCATAGCTTGCTGCTCAGGTCGCACGTGGTAGTACTTCCAGTCAGCTACCTTGAAGATAGTGCCAGCGCGACCCTGAGGGTTCTGTTGTAGCTGAGCGGCCGTGTGGTATTTGCCTAAGCGACTTTCCATCTCGGCAACGGTCTTCTCAGACAGCCTAGCTGGCGACATTAGCTCACCTTTCACCTTGCGTGGGTCTTGGAACCCCAGTGACGTGGTCTTGCGCAGCTCTGGGTCGTAGCGCATTGGTAGCACCAGATGCTCCCAGCCTAAGCTCACTTCGTTAGCTAGGATGTAGCCTGTCAGGTCTTCTTGATTCAACCGCTGGTGTACGACCACAATAGCGTCCTGCTCTGGGTTATTTAGACGTGTAGAGGCTGTGCCCTTCCACCATTCGATAGACGCCTTACGTGCCACCTCGCTGTCGGCTTCCATCGCGCTAACAGGGTCGTCTACAATAATGCGATTGCCACCGAAGCCCGTACCGGCCGCGTCCGTAGCAGTGATGACACGTGAGCCCTTAGCGCTATTCTCGTAGCGGGTCTTCACGTTCTGGTCACTAGTCATGCGGAACTTCTTACCCCACGCCCCTTGATACGCAGCACTCTCGATAATACGTCTGCTGTCTACTGCATCGCGGGTTGCCACGTCCTTAGCGTACGAAGCCGTGAGGTACTGTAGCGAAGGCCGCTCAATCCACTCCCAAGCTGGCCACGTCTGGCTAATGAGTGTAGACTTGAGCATACGAAACGGCAAATTGATGACCAAGCGTTTGATTTCGCCACGGGTCACGGCCTCTAAGTGCTCGCAGATAGCCTGGACATGCCAGTTATCTACGTAAGCTGTGCCGGGCTGGAGTACAGGCCATGCAAAGTCAACGAAGAACCTATGCAGCGAGCGTCTAGCCTGTTCAGCCTTGACCCCAGCTAGCCGAGCCAATAGCTCCGCTGGGTCTGGTGTAGTGAACGCCGGAGCTGGCTTCTTAGCCATTAGCAAGCTCCGCCGCTTGCTTGAGTAAGCTCTCGTATTGGTCTAGTTGAGCTTGAGTCATACCGCCTAGCAACTGCATCCCAATTGGTGCAGCTCCAGCCACACCTTGCATCGCCACTAGCTTAGGAGTGAAGTACGGAGCGGCCTTGGTCGCAGCGTCTATGCGTACGTGCATCGCGTTACGCGGGTCTAAGGCCACAGACTTGAGCAAGTCAGCGGGCTGAACTACCGTAGTACCCAGCACCTCGCGGTGTCGGTCATCATCGCGTTTCTTAATAGACTTGAAGTCCATGTCCACACCGTTAGCGTCCACGTAAGCGCCGTCGCGGGTCTTGTAGATGCCCGGCACGTCGGTTTGCTTTAGCGAGCTCTTAGGGCGGGTTGCCACGGTTCTCTTCGGTTTCTCGGTTGCCATGCTTGTTATTTCCTGAGGTGTTACGGCCTAGCGTCTTAGTGCGACGCTTGCGGGCACATTATTGCAGCGAAGGTGATTGTTAGACCAGCAGAGCCTGGAGCTACGATTCCGAGTACCCTAATTGCCCCGAAACAGGGTGTTGCAATACCCCTATTTAATGAAAGTCTATTCCAAACTGCGTCGCGCTCTAAGCCTAGTAAACGCTGGTTCTACGACAAAATGGCAGTGATATCACCAGCAACCTCGCTGAATGGGAAGGTCAAACAATGGGTAAAAGTACGGAGAGTACCCAGATTTTAGGCGTTTAGTACCCGAATTATTTTGGCATTCGGGTACTGGAATTCGCTTTTGTTTCCTAGGTTCTCAGATGGTTAGTACCCAAATACCCTGATTTTTTTAACCTTTAATG